AAAAGTCCTTGTCCTGGCTTCGGCCAGGGCCACTGGGTCTCCCTCGCCATCGAGATCGCCGGGATAACCGTCCACCTCGTCGAGAAACAGATACCGCACCGGCATGGAGCGCAGGCCGACGGCCGAATTAGCTCCGGTCATGACCAGCACCCCGCCGGGGAACTCCTTGGCCAGCACCGTATTGCCGGCATCCCGGCTGCGCGCCGGCTGGACCCGTTCCCTGAGGACCTCGCTCTCCTCGATCAGCGGGTCGATCCGCTGCTTCGAATTACGCTTGGCCATCTCCACCGTGGGCAGCACCGCCAGCATGGGGCCGGGAGCGTGGTGGATCACATAGCCGATCCAGTTGTTGCCGCATTCCGAAATACCAATCTGCGCTCCCTTCATAACTACCACCCGCTCGACCGTGGAGGCCGGTGAGAGGCAATCCATGATCTCGCGCAGATACGGCGTCCGAGAGGTGCGCCAAGGTCCCGGTTCCGAGGCCGCCTTGCCCGAGAGGCGTCGGTGCTGATCGGCCCATTCCGAGACCGATAACAACGGGTCGGGACGGAGTCCCTGATCAAAAGCCTGGTCGTAAATCTCAACCGCGCTCAGGACCATTCATTAGCTCCTCCAGGGCCGCTCGAATTTCTATGGCCAGAATTTGGTGTATGCGTCGTTCGTCGTCTTCCGCCGCCAGCATGGCAGCCAGGCGCTCGGGAATATTCAGCAGCGCGTCCCGCACTACTCTGGCCCGGTTGAAGGCCGCAGCCTTCACATCGTCGACGGCGATGTACTTGCCGGCTTCAACTCGGGCCTTGATCTCGAGCAGCTTGGCCCGCTCGACCTCGCTCTTGATACGGCTCTTCAACAACAGGGTCGGCAAATCGCCAGCTGACGATTGCTGGGCGGATGCTGGATTGACCTTTGGTGCCTGAACCGGTGCGTCGGGCTTTACTCTTCGTTCTGGCCTGGCCGGCTCCCTGAGTGCGGCAAGGGCGGCGTCAGCCTGGTCCGTATCCACCTTGCGGTTCGAGAGCCCAATGATGCCCTTGGCCACCATCTGACCTACATATTGCCGGGAGACACCACGTTGGCGGGCGTATTCTGCCTGACTGACGAGCATGACCGCGTAACGTTCCCATATTCGGAGCGCCCTCGAAGACTATTGCGTTTGAATTTGATTTGGGTTTCTGGAAGGCGCGATCGCCGCCAATTGTCAGGTTTGGATGTGAGCTAACGGAGACGACGCAGACTAATTCATCTGGGTTACAACGTGAGCAACTGGGCAGTTGTTACGCATCAATACAATACCGCCCCGCCCAATGAGGCTGTTCCAATCCTCTTGTGGACTGGAGAAGGTCCAAAGCTCATCTCCAGGAAGAATCAAGAACTTCAGATCCATGAGGTCCGAATGAGCTCTATCGCCGCCCCGAATATAGGCCGCAGGGGCGCCGTCCTTCATCGGATCAAGGCCATCTCCGGACCGTTCGAACTCAATCAAGCTGAGTTGCCTACGGTGCCATTCGAGAGGCGGCCATGCCGCCTCCTTGCGTTTCTGAGATCGGTGGCGATCGTATCTCTCGCAAAAGGCAATCTGCCCGCGGATAAAATCCTTTTCCAAATCGAGATAGCCGGCATCCTCGAGACTGAGTCTGTAATCGACATAAGAACCGAGATCACAGGGGGAAGGCAAAATGCCTTCACCTTTCTCTTGCCGATGATCCTCCAGTCGTTTCCATATGAGGGAGTCTGTCACGCCTGCCGCATGCAATGCGGAATACTTGGTGACGACGTCCAGGATCATGGCCTCGGGCGTATACCAAAATTGCCGCATAATCCATGAGCCGATATCATCGTCTTTCAATCGCGGGTCACATGTTTGCCTGAGACGGATCAAGTCGGCGACAAAAGAATCTGGTGCCTGATCTATCCACTCCTTTTCGGGCCCGGCGAATAGGTCTGCGGGCCCGGGCGTTGGGGATCGCCAGGCACGTTCTGCGCCCGCCATGATGGCCATTCCCGATAAGATGAGTACGCCGACCGGCGCAAGAAAGATGACTATTCCGAAGGCGAACGCAGAGACCACTCGATCATCATTGTCCCAAAGGCCGCTTCCATGTCGCGCCATTATGCGTTCAATCACTAACACAATAGCGACAGATGCCAACCATCCACCCAAGATCCACCACCACACCGGAGTAGCCTCCCATCGCGTGAGATTTTCTACGACTATAATAAGTCGATTAATTGATCTCTACTATTGCCCATCCAACCGCTGAATAACCTGAGCCATAGTCGCGTGAATACTGCCACTTGGAGTGACAACCAATCTACTCAAATTGCCGGCGTAGCCTCCTGATCGGCGGCGATCTCATCGAACGTCAGGCCGTCGCCTTCTAGCGTCGCCGATTGGCCAGTGAATTCCTGCCAGCGTCTGACAATGACATCGACATATTTGTGATCCAACTCGATCAACCGCGCACTTCGGCCCGTCTTCTCGCAAGCGATCAGCGTGGTGCCGGAACCACCGAAGGGGTCGAGCACAATATCCCGGCTTTTCGACGAGTTGCGGATCGCCCGTTCGACCAGCGCCACTGGCTTCATGGTCGGGTGCAGATCATTCTTGCGTGGCTTTTCGACGAACCAGACATCGCCCTGATCCCGGGCTCCACACCAGAAATGATCCGTGCCTTCCTTCCAGCCGTAGAGAACGGGCTCATATTGTCGTTGGTAATCGGCGCGGCCGAGCGTGAAGGTGTTCTTGGCCCAGATGACAAATGTTGACCAGTGCCCGCCGGCCGCCTTGAAGGCTGCTTGCAGGGTATGCAGTTCCGAGGATGACATGCAGATGTACACACCGCCCTTGGTCATTGTCAGAATATTGACGCAGCTGTCGTACAGAAACGTCTCGAAGCCATCGCCCAGATTGTCGTTCAGGATCCTGCGGTCCTTGCCGGGTAGCTTGTCTTTTGCCTTGTTGCCATAATCCACATTGTATGGCGGGTCCGTAAAACAGAGATCCGCAAGGCCGCCATCCAGCACCTTCTCTACATCAGCCAGAACAGTGGCGTCGCCGCATAGCAGACGGTGTTCGCCGAGGATCCAGAGATCGCCGGGCTTGGTGGTAGCCTCCTCAGGCGCTTCGGGAACCTCATCATCGTCGGTAAGCCCGGCGCCTTCTGTATCCGTCCCTTGTAGCAAGCGGTCGATCTCGTCGAGATCGAAGCCGGTAATGTCGAGGTCGAAATCCTCCGCCCGGAGTTCTTCCAGCTCCAGGCGCAGCAGCTCTTCGTCCCAGGCGGCATTTTCCGCGATTTTGTTGTCGGCGATAACCAGGGCCTGGCGCTGGATCTCGGAGAGATGCTCCAAACGGATCACCGGCACTTCTGCCATTCCGAGCTTTTGCGCGGCGAGCAAACGACCATGGCCGGCGATGATGACATCGTCTTCGCCGACCAGGATCGGATTGACGAAGCCGAATTCGGCAATGGATCCCGCGATTTGAGCGACTTGTTCTGCCGCATGCGTTCGGGCATTTCGCGCATAGGGGATCAGTCGATCCACCGACGTGTGTTCGATCTTCAATTGCATCTCATTGACTTGACAAATGGCGGCGCCGTTAAGCGGCCGGAGGGTGAAAAACTATCCAAAAATGACAGAAAACAGAGAAAGCCGCGTCAAGCTGTCAAGCGGCTGTCAAGTAAGCTAACGGGCCTGACGCTAGCGACGTTCTGCGCTGAGCCCCCCCGCATAGGTTGCGGCCAGGAAGGACCCATAAAAACAATGGCTTAGCGGAAGCGTACCAGCGTTTAAAATCCCCTTCGCCCACCATAATCGCCGCTACAACCGCCCTTTTGGCCCGTTTTTGCATACTCATGGTTGTATTGGCGCGTTTCGCATCGTTTTCGCCGGCAGACTGCCATTTCGGAACTGCTTTCATGATGCCGCCGCCCCGTGGCGGACGTCAGGTTCCTGCTGGGGCTGCATGAACCGCTCGATCCTCTGGTGCTCCCGGCGCTGCATCTCGGCGATCATCTCCGCCTCCGTGGCGCTCCAGGTTCCGATCTGATTGATCATGCGATCGATGAACGCTTCCGCCTCCGCCAAGGAAACTTCGAACCAGTCGCCCTCGATCCGTTGGGCACCGAACTCCTCGTGGAACGATGTCTTGATCCGCTCAGAGACTGGCCTGCCCGCAAGCCACCAATGCCTGTGCAGGCGCAGAGGCGCGGCGGTGGCCGAGCGCAGGGTCGAAAGCCGGTTCATGACGTCGGTGGCGGCGCCGACCTTCATCGAACCATCGTCCTCGGCGGCGGCCAGGTACAGGCAATGGAAGCCCTGTCCGTCGATGAAGCTTGCAAAACCGCGTGGACGCCTCATTTCGAATTTCTCCGGGTGTCTGATGTTGATTGCGGGACAGCGGGTGTCTGGCGGATCGGCGCAAAAACAAAACCCGCCGCGGGAGCTCCCGGGCGGGTCTGGACATGGTGATTTGCGACGTTATCCGAAAACATGCCAGAAACGGAACAAGGTGGCAACAGTGTAAGTTTACCGCACTTTTGCTCAAGCGGCGTTCCTGCGGTTCAGCGCCTCGACGATGTCGGCAAGAGCGCGTTTGTGGCGAAGGCGGACGGTCTCCCGGCTCTGTCCGACGATCATGCCGACCTTCCGATTGCCCAGCTTGAACGCCTTGGCCCAGACGATGCGTCGGTCCAGGGGCGTTTCGATGAAGGCCATCCAGGTCGCGGTCTCGTCCATCCTGGTGATGGCCCCGGGACTGGGCGGAGAGAGCCGGACCACGGTCTCGTGGTAGCCGAACACGTCCCAGTAGTCGTGGATGACGTCGGGCCATGCCGAACGGTGTCCGGCGGGCCATACGCCTGGTACGCGAAGGCGGCGGATGGTATCGGCGGCCTCGAGGAGGCGGGCGGCGACAGCCTCGACGTCCCAGTATTCGACGATGCGTCCGCTTGGGAAATAGGCTCGGTTGCTCATGGTGTGGTTTCCCGGCAAAGGATATCGAGGGCGGCGCCGAGGGGCGAGGCGGGCTGGGCTCCCTCCAGGGGCTGGTGCAAGGCGCCCAGGCGGGACATGGCGGCGGCCAGCTCCCGGGGCGTCCTGCCGAACTGCAGGGCCAGACTGGCGAGGATCGAGGCATCGTTGAGGGTCGCATCCATGCCCGAGCCGGCCTTGGCATCGGAGATGAAGATTTCGCGCGGCTGGGCGGTCCCGGGATCGAAGCCGATGGTGACTGTGTAGGCGCGCCCTTCGGTCTCGAATTCGAGGCTGACATTGGGCCGCCTGTTCGGCAGCTTTCTTCTCGGCTCCAGACTCGGATCTGGGGTTTTCGGGGCGTTACCGACCGTTACCGCGTTTGTTACCATGTTTGTTACCAATCCACCCTATAAATATATAATTAAATCAAATAGTTAGTAGTAGTAGGTAACAAAGTAACGCTGGTAACGTGTTTCAACAGACCCTATAGAGAGAATTCATGTGGTTGTTCGGCATCGATCCTAAAAAGCGCGCGTGCGTATAGGGGTGTGTCGAACCGCGTTACCAGCGTTACTTTGTTACCTATTCAATGATTTCAAAACGTTACAGGTAACAAAAGGGGTAACAGAGCTTTTGACCCTGTTACCTGCAAGCAATTGATTTCGTTGCGTTTTCACCTCTCCGCCTCGTTAGACAGCAATTGCCGCCGACAGGGGAAGGCTGACCGCCCGGCTTTTCAGCGGCCCGAAACACAACACTTTCGTCGGCTCCGCGCCGTCGCTTCTTTTCAAGATTCGGCCCCAACCGGTCGCCCATGGCGTGTCCCGCAGGATGCGTTTGATGCCCGAATGGGTATTTGAAACCATCAACCGGCCGTCCGCGACCTTCATGCCCAGGCGCGCCAGCGCGGCGGTAGCCGCCTCCATATCGACCTTGTCGTCCATCTGGGTGTTGATCTGGGCGGCGCGGGCCACCAGTTCGCCGGCGTTGCGTTCGATGGCATGACCGCTCACGGTGACCCGGTGTCGGGATTCCATGAGGGCGGCGAGAAGATTGACCTCGTCACGATCGCCCAGGGTCTCGGTCTGATCCACCCAGTCGCGGCTTCGAAGCCAACTGCGGGCCGTCTCGAGGTCGATCACGCCGGAGCAGTGGAGCAGATAGGCGCCGGCCAGCAAACCGCCGAGCTGATCGCCGATCCGCCGGTTGCCCAGATGCTCCGCCGCGGCCTCGCCGAACACCTCGGCGTTGCGGCGAATGACGGGGACATGGCGCACGGCGCGGGCTTGCAGACGGGCGCAGTATTCCGGCGTCAGCAGCTCGAGCGCCGTGGGCTTGATGGTCTCGGAAAAATGCTTGCTCGCCTCCGGGCTGTTGTCCTTGAGAAGACCGAGGATAGTGACGCGGGTCGCGTCCGCGTGCTGCTTGATGCCGACGCCGATGGAGGCGAAGGCGAAGCAGGAACGGATGTCGAAGGCGATGGCCTGGCCGGAGGTCGAGCCCTTGATGATCTTGCCGCCGCTCTCGCTCGAGGCCTGGCGCATAAGGGCGAGTACGTTGTCGATGGTCGTGCTGGCGCGGCTGTCCTCGCTTTCAGCCTCGTCGAACACCACGGGGCGGGCGTCATGGCCCAGGGTCTGGCGCAGGCCCGCTTCGGTGGTCCGGCTTTGCACCACCAGACCAATGTCGCCCAGGCAGCGGCGGACGATATTGTCCATGACCCAGGACTTGCCGCCGCCGGCGGCCGAGGTAATCCAGATATGGGGCCGCCAGCCCAGGGCGCCGCAGATGGGCGCGACCACGCACCAGCCGGCCAGCAAGGTTCCGTAGACCGGCCGCTCCCACATCAGCAGATCGCACAGCTCGTGCAGGCGATGGGCCTCCCGGGTGCTCAACGGGTTTTCGACGCTGCAGCGCAACGGCGCCGAGGCCTCGTAGATGAAGCGGGATTGGAAGTTGGAGATATCCAATTCCCGGCCATCGACGACCAGGCGGTCGCCGAGGTGCAGAGCCACGCGGCCGTCGTCCCACCAGGCGCCGCGGCCACGCATGCGCTCGGGCCGGAACACGCCGGCCCTGAAACAGGCCTCGATCAGGGCATTGGCGGCCCGATCGACGGCCTGGCCGGTGAAGCCCTTGTCGGATCGATACTCGCGCTCCCAGTAGTACAGCGGCGCAAGCTGAAACAGCGTGCCCTTGTCCCGCAACGCCCGGCCCGAGGCTTCGATCACCTGCCGTCCCCGAGCACTCAGAAAGTAGAAAAGACCCTTGTTGTAACCGAGTGGCTTGAAATTGCTCTGTGCCCCAAGGGGGCCGTCATCGCTATGGTCGTCCGAACCGGGCAGAGGCGGCTCGGCGTCCCGGGGCTCGGAGGGTGCCTGCGGGCTCGATGGCGTTCGCACCTCCCGCATGCGCGCCTGGATGAAGGCGCGGGTCTGCTCCGGCGTCCAGCCATCCTCGTGGGCATCGGCCAGGTCCCAGCCATCGGCGACGCCGTCTGGCGGGTCAACCACCCGGATCCCGGCGGCGACACCGTCCAGCAACTGGGCGATGCCGGGTTTGAAGACTCCGTAGCTATCGGTGCTGCCCTCGGCGGCCGCCCGGCCCGGCTGGTCGGCATCGGGAATGATCAGAATTTTTCGTCCCGAGAGCGGGAACCAGTCCACATGGCGGATCGCCTTCGAGCCACCGGGCCAGGTGATCACGACGCAGTTTGGCGCCAGGCGGCGGCCCGCATCTACGGCTTTTTCGCCCTCGACGATGATCACGTTGGCGGATGCGTTGGCGGCGAGACTTTCGAGGCCGTAGAGGGGCCGCGGTTTCGGGAAACCGAGCCAGCGCCACATGGTGCGCCCGTCGTTCGAGCGGCAAAATGTGTGGGGCAGGACCTCTTTGCCGCCACGAGGTTTGTCGAAGCGGCAGATGTAGCCGAGCAGCTGTCCATTGGCGTCATGGTATTTCCAGACCGCCGATGCCTTGCCATGGCGGCTGTGCTGGAAGGCCGGTTCGGGAGCGTCCTCGGGCACCGGCATCAGCGGCGACCATTTGGCTTTGTCGTTCTTGCCGGTGCGGTTGACGCTGGCAGTCTTGCCGCCCTCGGGGCTAGCGTCCTCAGTAATACCCAATTCCTGGGCCAATTGCCGGGCGGCTTCGCCCTGTTTCATGCCATGGATCGCGGCGTAGAGGCTGATTGGATCGCTGCCCGCCTCACCGGCGGCAAAATCCGACCAGACGCCCGTCTCGAGGTTGATCCTGAGGCTCTTGCCCGGGGTGCCCCGCAGATCGCCAACCTCGAATTCGGGGCCGTTGAGGCGCCCAGCCGGAAACCACTTCCCGAGTAGCCCCGGATAGGCCGCCAACGC